CGGCGATAACATCCGCATACCTGTCGCCAATGGCAAGCAAGGTGACCGACATTTCACTGTTGATCAATTTACGTTTGGTTGGATTCTCGCGCGTCAGCACCGATTTAATCTGCGCTAATGGCGATTCCTGTCCGTCCTCGTCATCGAAGTAGTCAGCCCTCACTGCCAGCGGTAGGCGGTAAGTATGTCCCTCGTAAGTTTTCATATACAGGTTAGGGAATCTGACAATATAGCGGTTCTCCAATGCCTTGCCAGCTTCGACGATTCCCGCTTCATACGATTCTTCGGTGGCATCTTCAAAGTTGAGATCATCTGGAATATCGTTCTTCTGTACCATTCTTATGCTCCTTTAAGGTGAGGCTCTTTTATGTGAAAATCCCATCAGCATGGAGAGCATGAACCACACGGATGGGATGAACGCCTGTTCAGGCGGATACTGTGACAGTCACAGCAGACGATGTGGCGTCACCGCTTGTAGCGGTAACTTCCGTCGTCCCCGCAGCAACGCCGGTAACCTTTCCTGAGCCATCAACAGTTGCCTTGGACACTGCATTCGATGCCCACTGTGATGATGTGGTGACATCAATCGTTGAAGCGTCTGCCAATGTCGCGACAGCCTTCAGTTGAATTGTTGAACCAACCTGCACAGTCGGTGCGGTCCCGCCATCAGCGGCGGTCACCGCTACCGACTTCACGCTTTTGGGTCGTACTGCCATTCATTGAACTTGGTGGTGGAACCATTGCCCACAATCTCGTCTGGCTGCCATGTCATGGTCACGGTCCGGCCCTTTACACTGCCACGCTCGGACTGGTCGACCTCGGTGGTGGTCACCTGGATGACGCCGTTGAGACGGCGGATCTTCCCGTTCTTGTAGACCTCCTCGTAGAACAGGACCCACCTGGTGTCCGGCGTGTACGTGTCGACTGCGATCATGCCGTTCGCGTCCGCGGTCTGGCCGGTGATGAGCTTGCGCACCGCGGCGTTGAACTCCGCCAAACCCCATTGGATCGTCATGGTGGGATCCTGGTTCAGGAAATACCCCTTCTGGAAAAACTCGATCGCATCATCCTGGTCCTGGCTTTCGGTCGCGCCGCCATCCTGTTTGATCAGGCCCAGCCACACGTAAGGATTGGTGGTCGGCCACGTGACCGTCGCGCCGCCTCCCTGCTCGGAGGTGAGCAGGTTCGCCGCGTCGTAGGGTGCGATGGCGAGCTGTCCGGTGATGGGGACATCTACTGCTTGAAGATCGTTGCCTTTGGCATCTGCTGTCATGTTTTCTCTCCTTGGATATGAGAAAAGCCACCCCGTGTGGAGTGGCTTCGAGGAATGTTGATGGTTATTGGATGGTGCCGACCGTCGAATATTCGACGGTCATGTACCGGCGTGCGTAATCATGGTCGTCCTGAACCGGATAAGGGCCATTGCAACCGGAATCGATGAGCGCGGCGACCGGCGACTCCCGAGCGGTGACGATCTCTTCACAGGTCAGATGCGCATAGATGAGCCTCGCGAGATCATTGGCCGGCTTATCGTTGGTCTTCGAACCGGCGAGTACGCTCACGCCAATGGAACGGTCGAACGTCGCATACGATGTCTTGGTGCCTGAATCGTCGCGTATGACAACCACTGGCTTCTCCAACGGAGTCGAAAGGATTTCCGGCTCCTTGTTGACGAAACGCACGCCAGGAATCTGCGAGCGCAGCCATCCGGTGAGGAACAGTTCCATGTCAGGTGGCAAGTAGAGGGTCATTTCGCGGCCTTCAATGCGCGGGCGAGGTTGCCAGTCTTGGATTCGATGAGCATGGTTTTCGCGTCCGTGCCCACTACCATGACGGTGTCTCGGTGCGCTCTGGATACCGTGCGCAGTTGCAGGCCGTCCCTGTATGCCCCGCTGTCGACGGGGGCACTGGCTTTCGCGGCTTGCAGCACCTTTTCGGCTTTCTGCGAGCACAGGCTTTTGACGCCGGAGCTGCGCAGGATCGATTCGAAGAACGAGTCGTTGAATTCCACTTGTGTCTGTCCTGATGCGGGCATCAGCCGATCACCTCCTCTAGGTTGCATACGAGTGTCGGCTGCCATCCGGTGAAGGCGTTCACGTCATGAGTCGGGTATCCGACCACGTTCCATTTGCGTCCATCACTGGCTTGTAGCCGGTCACCACGTCTGACATCAAGATTGGGAATGTCTGAAACGAACTGTGCGGTGCTGAGCACTTCGCTGCGCATGGCATCGTCCTGTTCGACGCTGGTGAGTGATGCCAGGGCACCGTTCACCTGTATGTCGTCCGTGTCAGTCCAGTCGCCAAGCGTGCTGCTGTCTGGATCGTATGGGTCAACGATCAGTTTTCTACGCTGACGTGTGAACTGTTCCGTGTGCTGCAGCGAAAACGTTGAATTCTGCTCTACGTAATCGGCTGCGGTGCTCATGAAACGCCCCATGTCAGCCTGTACGGCTCTAACGCATCCTTCTCAATCTGCAGGAGTGGAATGCTTAAAGGCGCTCCGCCCGCAGTAATGAAGGTGACGCTCGAACCGTTCGTGGATTGCGAGCCGATAACTCCAGGACCGGTCGAACCGCGTTGTGCGAGTTTCAATATCAGAGAGGTCACGTCTGCGACTTCACCGGAATCGAAACCGTGGGACAACGTAACTTGTACGGCCCCTGGGCAGTCGGGAAAATATCCGTCACGGAGACGCACGGTCCCTGCGATGCTCCAATCGATGCTGTCTTTCATTTCAACGCCGTTGACCAGCAGGCTTGAGATGTCGGTGATGTGCATGGATGGCAGCAGCAGGGTGCGAGCACCGTAGGAGTCGAGTTTCAGGGTCTGTGTGATGTTTGGGGCGATGTGCCAACCGCAGTAGGATCGCACGGATTGCTGTGCGGCCTTGAGCCAGGTCGATGAGTCCACCGTCGTGTCACTGGATATCAGGTCTGGAATCGTTTCAGCCATCGCCCCGTCACCTCATTTCTCCTGCTTGACGGCGGAGGTCTTGCGCTTCACCGTTTTGGACGCATCCTTGTTCTCTGGTGTTCGCTGTGCAACCTCGACCGCGTCTTTCGGCTGTTGACCTTCCCGGTAGAGGAAGGTGCGGCCGTTAAGTTCATAGGATTTCATCATCCTCGATCACCTCAAGCCGCAGCGCCAAGAGTCACCTTGGCGATGGCTGCCGGATACTTGACCTGAAGTCCGAGACGTTCGCGCAGACGCACGGTGATCTGGTCGCTGGTGAAATCATCGCCATGCGAGTTGGTGGATTCAATTCGCACGCCACCCTTGCGGAACACCTTCGCCGCAGTTGAGAACGCGCCGACGACGACAGTGCCCTTCGGAATGCTGGCGGACACGACGGTGCGCAGACCCCAAAGCAATGGCTGCTGCATGATGCCACCATTACCGTACTGACCAGCGAAGAAACCACCACCAAAGTATTGACCGTTCGCATCCTTGGACAGTCGGATGGTCTGATAGTCGGCGGGGTTGATGACGATGCCGTCAGCAGCGAAGCCGGTGACCTCCTGCACCGAGGTGATGGCCTTGAAGATCAGATCAGGATCGCTGACCTTCTCGCCTGTGGTATTCGCCACGGTCTGGATGCCGTCGCGGCTGAGCACGCCCTTGATGGAGTTGCTGGTGCCGTCACCGGAAAGCAAGGCAAGTTCCTCACGCAGCTGCAAGTCGTAGAGCGCGGTCGAGTTGATCTCGGACACCACATAGTCGGCATCCTCGGCCATGTCATCGGTGATCTTGAAGAATCCCGCGACCTCTGCCAGAGAATCGGTCACCCATGTGGGGTCAGCCAGATGAATCTGAGGTTTCGCGCCACCTTCCGCCACGAAAGCCGTGGGACCCTCAAGCGCTCCGAATACCGGGTACTTGATGCTGTTGCCGGAAACCGTGCCCGATCCGAGAATGTCGGCGAACATGAGCGGACGCTGGTATGGCATGACGAAGTTCGTGTCAATATCGGTAACCAGAGGTCCGAAAGCGCCTGTCGCCTGCCCAACGCGCTGCACGTCGGCTGCGGCCTTGAACTCCGTGGTCTGGAATCCACGGGTCTTCGTGTCGAGAACGGTCAGACCAGCGTTCTTCAGGCTCTTCATGAAGAACTCGCCTGGAGTCTTTGCGTCGATCACGCCCGACTTGGCCTCATTGTCGACCTTGGATTCCTTCTTGCCGAGGGAACCGAGCTGATCGAGCAGGGTCTTCTTCTCCGCAGCCTTGGCCAGCTGCGCATCCAAGTCCTTCACTTCGGCGAGAATGCCCTTCAAAGCGGTGACATCCTCTTCGCCGAGTTCTTCGCCGTTGGCGATGCGTTCGTTGAACTTCTGCGCCTTGGCGAGTGCCGCAGCGCGTTTCTCCTTGAGATTCATTGTGAATCTCCTTCCTGAGCCAATTGCTCATAGATGTGTATTAACTGCGACATGGCCTCCACGGACGGATTGGCTTTCAGCTCCTCGGCCTTGGCCTGTTCAGGCTCCTCGGTCTTGGCTTTGGCATTACCGCTGGCTTCATCCACATCAAGATTGGTTTTCTCCCCATCCAACTGGGACAGGACATTGTTCAGGCTTTCCGCTGCCGCGGTGATCTGGGATACGGATTCACGCAGCAAGCTTTCATTCTTCGCGGAAATGGCTCGTCCGGCCTTGACCTCCGCAGTGAGCATGTCGGCTGCTGATTTGACCGCCACGATCGACGTGTCCTGGTTAGCTCCGACAGGTACGAACGATGCCTCATACACCTTGAGCTTCCTCAGCTCATTGGCTGTGGTGCCGTCATCCAGTTCCACGGTGCCTTCATCGAGCACGTCGAAGGCAAACGATAGTTGGGAAAGACGCTTGCCCTTCACCAGCCTGTACACCTGCGCAGCCTTGGGCGAGTCCATGTCGAACTGGCCCTTGACCCACCATCCATGATCGTCGGTTCCCATGTCGATCGCGCCGCCGAGATTGTAATCAGGATCGTCCATGCGATGCCCGTACATGATCGGCATCACGTTCCCCGACTGCTTCCACTGCTGGATGGTGTCATCGAATGCGTTTTTGGCTACGACGTCACCGTATGAGTCAGGGGTGCGGGTGAACGTCGAGGGGTAGACCAGGAACTGGCCATCCTCCAGATCATCGCCATCCGTACGGAATGATACCGGCATGTCCTTGAGCTTCATGGCTAGGCTTCCTTACTGTCAAAATATTTCATCGCCGCAGCGTTCGCCTGATTTGCGAATATGCCAGCATTGAACTGGTCAATACCGGAAGACACGAGGTCGGCTTGTAGCTCACGTTCCCAACGCTTCCAGTCGATGGACTCGCCCGCTGCCTTGCGTGAACTATTGGAACGTTTCATGCGCGCAAACCAACGCTTCACCACATCCTCGACCTCGGCCGGAATGGGTTCCCCACCATCCTGCGGACTGGACTGGCCGCCTTTGGTCACGTTGAGTGGCACAACGAGTTGATTCCCGCCATCAAGCTCTGGAAGATTCTGTCTTGCGCGTCCTTCGTTCACCGTCATCCAGGGAGCGCCGATGCTGGTGGACAGCACGCTCGCCTGTTCCTCGAAGTCACCGGCAAGCTTTGATTGGATGTTGAACTCCAGATACGGGTTGATGGCCTTGCTCACCTTGGGCACGAGGAAGGTGTTGAGACGGTCCTGAATCATCTGCATCAGTGGCCCCAATGTCTCCGAATACAGCATCTTGCGGAATTCCCTAGTGTTGCTGAAATTCGCATTATCGAGGACCCCTACCATGACGGGGTTAACGTGGTACACCTGGGCCACTGTCTGCAATGAAAGCTTCGTGACTTCCAGGAACTCGTCCTCGCGAGCCGAGAAGCCCACGCGGTTCATGGTCATGCCGTCTTCAAGCAGTGGGCTGGAACCTGCTTTGCCGCCGTTGTCCTGGTATTCCTTCCAACCCCTTCGGAAGCGTTCACGGGCCTTGTCATCCCAATTCGGAGCATCCTTCGGACGGGACAGATACATGCCGATCCGGCCGCCACGCTTCCACATCTGGGTGCGATACGACCACGCCTGAATCTGCTCGGCAATGACATCCTTCAACGCACGAATCGTGGAGACACCACTAGTTGGGTCTTTTGGATTCCAACCGTGGAAAACAATCATGTCCTCCGCATCAATAGTCACCGCTATCCCAGAAGGTGGCTGAACCTTATACGACTGTGGGGAGAACACATCCCCATCAAGCTTCATCGTCACCCATGAAGGAGGAATCGGACGAATCACCCAACCGCTCGCAGAGCTTGCGTCCTGAACGACAATCCAGTAAGCGATGTCATACAGAGCCATGTCCGAAACCAGAGCACGTATCAAGTCAAACTGCGTCATATCGGGATTCGGCCTGCTCAGCAGAACGTTCAGCGGGTCATCAGTAACTCGTACCCTGTTCGTGTCGGATTCACGGTTGAACAACTGCAATCCGACCTGAGCGACGTTATCGCCCATGAAGGAGATGACCGTTCGTAGATGCGGCTGTGTGGCATACAGTTCCGCAGGAGACTGACCCAGCACCTGAGCCACATCATCCTGAGTGAAAGTAATGTTTACCAGGGGACGATTGAACCAGCCCGAAATAGTGGACCATACACTCACCAGATCCCCCTTCCTAGAGAACCATCAGACCATGCTCCGCATAGGCAGAAGCAGTCATCGAAGAATTCGAAGCCTCGAACATCTCAAGCCCATACAGGGCGTACGTCTCCGCGATCAGACCGGAAATGTCCATCATGGAATTGTTGCGATCCCACACCTCGACATCGCCGAGCTTGCGTGCGACACCAGCTGATACCGCCTCATCGATCGCAGGCTGTGGCAGGTGACGCAGCTTCTCCTCGCGCACACGGTCACGGAACTGGCCCGTGGAAGCACCAAGACGAGGCCCGTCAATCGAATCGACCTGGAAGCCAAGTTCGGCCAAGGGGTCTATCAGATCCACAGCACGACAGCCACGCCCCTGGATGGCAACCTCATTGGCACCGGTGGTGTCACGTATACGTTTGAGCAGGTTGGGGACCCACATCATCCCATCCCTTCGAGTCACCACCTCCACATGAGGCAGACCATCAGCTCTCATGCCCGCTGCGGCCACCCATGTGACCGAACCATCTGCGGTAGTGTCTATGCCAAGAACGATTCTTCCGCCTTCCTCGATGGAAGAGCCTGCGTCGCTGCCTCGCTTCCACTTCTCGGGATCGAGATACGTGTCCACATCGGCAGTCACCCACTGGCACAGCACCTCCGTGCGGAAACCGGCCTCGGTCATGCCTGCCGCGTCGGAAGCCAGAGACTGCACCGTCATACCACCGAAACCGATACTCGGATTCGCCTGACACAGCGCATCGGGATCATCCAACGCACACCCGTCAGGCGCAGACCATTCGAACAATCCGATACTCACATCATGCGAATTCGCATACTCCTCGACACCCTGCAGACCAGCTTCCACATACTTGTCCCACTCGGCGATCTGAGCGAGACCAGCGTCACGCTGCGCCTTCAACACCACGCTGGTCCCATCCCCAGCATTGGAGATACCCCACAACTGCCCGCTCCAGAAGCTCTTCGTCGTCTGGGAAGTAGCATTCCACGCCACCCATGTCTGCTGCTCACGAAGCTCATCCATCAGCACACGGGCCGCAGGCTTGCCACGAGCATTCTTCGCCGCGCGAATCTCATACTGAGCCAGCTTCTTCGACTGGATATACTCCTTGCCGTTCGTGTCCGAAACCTTCGCGGTATTCCCCTGCAAGGCAGGAACCGCCAAATCCTCAGCCTCTTCGGTATCAGGCTCAGGATCACACCACATCTTCACCTGCGCCCAAGGCTCCCGCGCGATATCCAGATTCTGGGCAGTACCGACAATCTTGAACTTCACGGGCGGCACACGCTCTGGATGACGCAACGAATCAACCAGGAGCCACCAGCAAGCGAGGACACTCGCCAGCATCGTCTTGCCATTCTGACGAGCAACAAGAACAATCACGCGACGGAAACGATACGACCCGTCAGACATCAGCTCCAACGCATGTTTCAATAGCCACTGCTGCCAAGGCCGAAGCTCAATGCCGAGAATCATCCGGGCAAAATCGATTACCTCAAAGCCAAGGCTCGTTTCAGACGTAAGCTTTCGTAAAGGACGAGTCCAGATACGTGGCTCCGTGCTCCCAAACCGTCGAGAGACCATGAGCCACCGCCTTAAAGAGAGAGAAACATGCAGCCACAGCAAGAACCAATTCCTGCACCAGCCCCTACACCAATTCAGCAAAAGCCAAGATCATCAAGCGCAACCACAGGCCTCATTGTCAGCATCGTTGCATTCCTGTCGATAATGATTGCGGTAGCAATACGTGGAGCTGGCATATTCGCCGGATTAGGTAGCATAGCTGCATTCATCGCTCTCGTTTTTTCGATAGTTGGGGCCATATCCTGTCGCGCCACAGGAGTCAGAAGAGGCATGGGAATCGCAATTGCGGGAATATTTGTGTCGATTTTTGTTCTCATGCTTGGCATATACGCAATACAGTGGGTCCAGCAGATGTAATCAACCCGTTTTGCTGTGTTTTTCACGAAATGCGGAGAGCATGTCAGACTGAGACCCAGCTTTTAACTTCGCAGGCGATTTCTGAGCCACTTCAACAGTTAACCCAAGCGCCTGCAAGTATTTCAAGAATGTTGGTACGGTAACATTGTCCAACTTTCCATTTTGATCAATGAAATCATTCTCGGCAATCAGATCAATTCGCCGTGCAAGTACTCTTGATGCTGCTACAAGAGCCGAATGCTGCGCAGAAAGCCCAGAAACATTGCGCACAGAGCGTTCAAACGCATCAGAAACGCTCAAAAACTCAAATTTTGCTACCATGTCCAACCTTGATTAGTCTCTCGCGCGACCCCCACTCAAAACTTCGGGGAGAGGGGAACACCGTCACGCGGGAAGTAAGCCGTGCAACAGGTCTCCAGCGATTGGAACGCCCCTGTCCCCTTTGTGAGGGTAGATTTTTTTCACAAGATTCTTTTTCTTGCAGTGTTTGAGCCAATACGATGCTGTTCTTGTACTTATCGCATAAGCTTTTGACACTTCAACGACAGGTTTAAGACCGTTGTCTATTGCGGTGTTGTATATGTCTGCTACTTCTCTTAGGAAGTCTTCGGTGAGTTTCGCTCGGCCTTCGGGTTTTGTTGCTTTCATCTTCGGCATTGCTTGTTGGAGGAGTTCGTGTATTCGTATGCTCCGTAGGTCGGTGCCTGTTATGTCGTGGCCTTGTATGTGGATGTCGACAACTTTGTTTGGTTTGTCCGTGTCGTCAATAGTGAGTGTGGCTGTCGTGTCACCGTTGAGGACGAGGAAAAGCTGTCTGTTCATTGTCGCAATCCTTAGTACCATTGCCTACTGTGTGTGCCGAGGCTGAGCTTTGGTGGCTTGTTGCTGCGTAGCACGTTGCAGATCTTATGCGCGTGTCTGAAGTTTGCGGGATCGTATTGCAGTGTTGGGTCTACGCTGACTGGAACGTAGTGGTCGAGTTCATGTGAATCATCGGTGCTGCCCGGCTTTGCTGAGTAGTCGATGGGCTGTCCGCATAGCCAGCACGGTTCAGTGTCTCGCTGCCCTTGCGCGAAGAACTCGTCGCGTTGTTTCTGGAACGCACGCGTACTGACACGCTTCTTAGTTGCCACGCGCTCGCCTCCTAAGTGGTGTTGCCCTGCTCTCGTCTGCCTTTGTGGGCTCTGAATGTTGTGGCGAGGCAGGGCAAGTGTGAAGTATGCTGTTGGCTTAGGTGTGCTCGTCCGGACGGTGCGGGTTCATTTAGGAGGCATGGCCGAGAGGTCGAAGGCGGCCGTCTGATACGCGGCTTCAGTGCGTTGTTGCTGACGTGGGTTCGAACCCCACTGCCTCCGCTCTTACTTTTACGCATGAAAAAAGCCCTTGGACTGATACTCCAAGGGCTTCAACTACTTAAGAACCTCACGGCTCCAGTGCGTTGTATGGCTACTATATGGCAACCGTACGGGTGCTGTCAAACGCTGTTCACTGTGAATCGCCGTGTAATACCGTATTAATCCGCGACCAGTCTGCAAGCGACGTCGACACTGCGTGTGCCTCCGTGTGAAGTATTGTGCCTGGTGGGGAAAGGTTGTAAAGGCAACCAGGCAAGTGTGGGATTGGTATATCGGCTTGGAGTCGAACCTAGACTGATGGTTTTGGAGACCGTCATCGCGCCGTGCGACCGACATATGTGTTCGCCGTTTTTACCGTCGGCTGCTGTCAGGTGAGGAACGGCGAACGTTTGAAAACCTACTGACTCGACGTGTTGCCGCCCGCTATTTGACGGCAAGAATGGTTGGTCGACTCGTGGGCTCGACCGGGTACCCGAAACGCTCTAGCGTACCGGAGCGTGTCTACGTGCAAATATGCGAAGGGCCCGGTGTTATCCGAGCCCCGCATATGAAAATAATCAATCTTAGGTAACTTTACGTCCACAGTTTGTGAATGCAAATAACGTCCACAGTTAGCGGGTGACCGCCGCCCACACGTCCCAGAGCAGGAATACCGGTTTGCCGTCTTGGGTGCTGACGCTGTTGATGATGCCGCGTCGTTTCCACTCGCTGATGGTCTGCCTGCGTACTGTGATTCCGCAGCTTTTGAGTAGTTTGCTGAGTGCTGCCGCGGTGCCTTGCGCGTCGGATATTGCTAACTTGAAGATTCGTTGTTCTTGGACGGATGGGATGTTGATGGTTTGTCCGCAGTTGCATGGCTGCCATCCTGCGGCGAGGTCGTCTTCGCTGCTCCATACGTCATCACCACAGTAGGGGCATTGCCCGATGAGGATGCGTGATTGGGGTGGTTCCAATTGTCGGTCGAGGCGTCTGCTGGCGATCGTGGCGAGCGTGTGGATGCTGACCGCGTCCCTGCGTTGCATGAGTGCTGGTGTGCGTGATGCTGCGCCTTTGAGGAGGCTTTCGGCGGGGAGTTTCCGGTATGGGAGCGTGAGCACGCCGGCGAGGGTGATGGCGTATTTTTCGATGCTTTGCTGTAGTTGCCATGCTCCCGCGTTCAATGGGATCGGGGCGACGGTACGTGACCCGTGGCCTTGTTCTCGTGCCATGACGGTGGCTTTCTTCGCGGCGACGATACGCAGGTCGGGCAGGCGTGCGGCCAGGTGACGCAGTGTGTGCGCCAGTCCGGTCGTGCAGTTGCCGCACACTCTGCCTCCGCTGGTTTTCGCGCCGCATACCTGGCATCCGACGATGATGGTTGGCGTGTTCACTGGTTTACTCATGCGTGTGTACCTTCCCGCCCGCGACTGCGGTAGTGGTGATAATGCCTTCCATGTCATCGCTTCTCCAGTGACAGACTGGGCAGGAGGCGGCGAAGCCGACGAGCAGTGATGGCACCATTCCTGTTTGGTAGTTCCCACATCGTGGGCAGTTAATCCACATGGGTCTCCTCCACCATTCGCTTTCCTGTGCTTTCGGGTTGATTGAGCTTGATGGTTCTGGTTTTCACCATGTTGTTGGCCCCTTGTCTGCGAGTGATTGCCGGAGTCCGTTGATGACGTTCTGGTTGTACCCGAATTCGCGGCGTAACTGTTCATCGTCGGCTCCTTCGTGGATGAGTTGGATCGCGTGCTCGTACTGTTTCTCACGACTCATGCGGTGCCTCCTCCGGGATGACGATGGTTTTGATGCCTTGAGCAACGGCTCGTCGGATCATGTCCCACGTGCCGGGCGAACCGGTTGCGGATGGGAATGCGAGGCACAGGTCAGCGCCCGACGCAGCCATTTGCTCGTTGCGTTTCGGACCAGCCGCACGCCCGTATTGTCTCCAGTTGGCAGGGTGGGATTCCAGTTTGAAACCGTTCTCGTTCGCATACCTGGCCGCGTCGTGATCTACACCGGTCGGGCAACCTCCCTCGACAATGGTCGAGCCTTTCGGCACTAGATAGCCGATTGGGTCAACGAATGCGTCGAAGGCATCGCCAATCCCCTTGTACGCGCTACGCTTTCTGCCGCCGGTAATGATGATTATCATGCTTCCTCGCTTTCGTAAGGGTTGGACTCTCTGGGGTGTTGTCCGTGTGTACACGCTCCGCCTACCCAGCCTTCATCCCAGGCCTGTGCTTTCACTATGCGTAGCCAACGGTCGAATTCCGGCCCGTAAACTTGGTCAAGTCGACGGACTACGTAGCTTGTTGGCAGGTCGTTGTCATTCCCCTCAAGCGTTACGAGACGGTGGGCAGCATAGTGCAGACTCACTTCCTCGGTGGTTGGCGTATATGCCTCGTTTTGCACACCAGCGGGCTTCGTGTGCTCTTGGGAATGGTAATGGCTATCCTTATCGGTCTTGATGTCTACGGGGTCGTTCTGAGGGCTGATATAGCGTTTAGTCATCGTTCATCTTCTCCCGTGGTGTTTTGTTCTGATTGGGTGCCGTGCATTTGCTTGATGTGGTCCGCGTAGTGTTCCTCGCTGCCGATTGCTGACCTGACTTGCATTTCGGCTTTGAGTCTGGCAAGTTCAAGCTTGAGACGAACCACATCGCCCGTGAGAGCCTCAATGACAGACTGGTCAGCGTCATGACGGGCGGCTAGGGCTGGCACGTAATCTAGCTGTTCCTCAACTCTGCGCTGCAATTTGTCCGCAACCTTCTGGTACACGCTACCTAAAACGTAGTCATGTTTAAGTTCCAGATTCGCGATAACCCAATCCTTATCGAATATCTCTTTCATGTTGTTTCTCCTATCACGTCGTTCAGGTTCATGTGGTCGATGCGGCCTGCGAAGTGGTGTCCGATGTGTTTGCGCGTCTTGCGTTCGGGTGGTTCGAGCACGTGGCCTCGTGATTGTTCGGCGGCTTGTGCCGCGGCTTGGGGGAACGGGATGCCCTGGTTGACGAGTTTCGGCACCTGTCTGGCCGCCAGCCATAACGCGTCGCCGTCGAGTCCCGCTTGGATGAGCGCGGTGTCGATCTCGTTCCGCGTGAGCTTCGCGGCGGGACGGTTGGCTTTCACCAGGTCGGCGATATCACCGGGTTGAATCATGCCGAAATCGTGGTGCGTGCCGAACCATCGCGCCACAGCAGCCAGACACTCCTTGAGGGTCGGGTCGCATGCGTCGTTGATGATCTGGGCGAACAGGATCGCGTCGTCCTTCGTGGCGCTGCGATGGTCGATGTGCTTGACGGCGGTCATCAGATCCCAGGCGTCAATCGGTGAGAG